CAGTTAGCGCACAATTAACCGATGGCGTAGATGCACCACATACAGGTTTAATTAAGGCGTTGTCTGTCTATTCAACAGGCAGTTATCCTGTTAAAACTTCAACTGATTTCAATATTACTGCCGCAAGTAAAAATACAATCAATATTACAAGTGGAAAAGTAGTAAGAGATGGGGAATTACAGGCCGCTATTACTGCTGGAAGTTCTATTGCTATTGGAGGCACTTCGGCAGGTAAAACTTACTCTTTGGTCGTTGTTGATTCCTCAAACGCTTTTGCTGTTAGGACTACTACAACTGACAATTTAGTTCCTGATTTAACTCCCGGCGATATTCCTATTGCTATTGTTTTATTTACAGATGATTCATCAACGATGGAGTTTCAGTATTTTACAAATAAAAAGGAATCGCACACTCTTTCTGTTGCTTATGCTAACTCAAATGTTTATACTGAGATTTTAGAAATGAAAGGAAACGCAGGTAATGTTGAATTAACAGGTAGTGCTTTGACTGACATTTCTAGTTTAGATGCCGCCGCCGACCGATTATTGGTAAGAGATGCAACAAATAACCAATTAAAACTTGTTGCACCGAATAGCGTCGGTTCAACTTATTCCGATGCTAATGCTATTTCTGCTGTTGAAGGAGAAGCAACTTTGGCTTTAACGGGTGATGTTTCTATTGCCGCAGGTAAGGATTTAACTGTTGATACCGATTCTTTAGTAGTTGATTCCGCAAATGATAGAGTAGGCATTGGGATTGCTGCTCCACAACATAGATTAGATATTGTAGAATTAACCGACCAGTTTCCGTTTAGACTAAGAGGAAACGAAGGCAATATTAGAATCAATAAATATGGTCATGTTCAAATTCAAAATGAAAATGCTTCCGATTCTTCTACTATTGATAACCCTATCTGGCAAATTGGACAAAGAGATAGTGGTCAATTTGATATTGCTTTTGGAAATATTTCTACACAACTGGTCGCTGCGAGCGATGCAATTCTTTCTTTTTCAAGAGCAGGCAATAGTGCAACAGGAAATAAACAAATAGGTTTCTTTGGAGCAACTGCTGTGGATAGGGTGAATGTCGGAAATATTTCTTCTGCGGCAGTAATTAATCCTGATGTTCCAAATAGTCCAACAGCCGCAGAAATCACAAGCACCCAAGCAGCGATAACTGCTCTTGAAAATAAATTAGATGCATTAATTGACGCTTTACAGTTATATGGTTTAATCTCCTGATTTAACCAAACAAAATAAGAAATAAGGGAAATTAAAATTTACCCTTTTCAAAAAACCAAAAAAAAGCGAGGGAGGCCGAAGCCCCCCTCATGTTTTTTCTGACCATATTCCTAAACAAGCCCTGCATTCCCACAATTTAACTTGTTCGGTTGAACCCACATAAAAACCGTATAGCCGTTTGGCTACGGTCTTTTCCGAACAATACGGGCAAGCCTGTTTTAGACCCATCTAATCACTTTTTAGCATCTTCACTCATAAGACGCTTCATATATTCTTCAACGCTTTCATCGGTGATTGAAGTTCCACCAAAAGCGGCAAAGAAAAGAAGCATCAGAATGATGACGAAAATGATTAATCCGAACCAATCCCAACCAGTCATTACCAATTCACCTCCAAATCTTTGTGTTCTCCATTTTCAATAGAGAATCCTTTAACAAATCCATTGTCCTGACCATATTTCCAAAGGTCATATACTAACTGTGTATCTTTCATACAATACTCAACAACTTCATCAAATTTACCCATTTTCCATAGTCGGGGAGCGTCTGCGCTTTCCATTAATTTAAAGTCATTCATTGTGCATTTTACCAAATTTTTAAGTTGGTATCTTTCACCGTGTCCTTTTAGTAGTGCTTTAGAAGTATCAATATACTTTTTATCTTTTAGATACTTTGTGATGCAATAAATATCCATTGAGTCTCTTAAGATGGGTAAATCAAAAGAAGCGATGTTATGGCCTAACAATAATCCGCCCTTTTGTAAATGATTATCTAAATCATATTTGAGTTCACTCAATGGTTTTACAATGTGTCCCGATTTAGCAAAGGATTCAACGGGTTCATCAACATAAACAGTTCCGTTGTTTCCATCCCAAGTGGCTACTGTTGAAACCTGAAACATATGGGTATTACCGAAACCACCAATGTCATACGACATATTTTTGGTTTCAAGGTCAATAGCCAAAACTGACACTTTAATCACCACTAGACCAAAGTTTAGAAATCTTTTCTTCTTCTTTGTCCACCTTTGGTTCTTCGTTGAGGTCGGTTCGTCGCTTCAGGAAGGCCACGATTTGCTTATTTGCTACACTTAACATAGCACAACATTCCCAACCATCATCACCATAGGTATTCAAAGTATCAACGATAACATTTGGCCCTTTAGAGATTTCAAAATATAATACTGTATTTTCCCACTTCATTCTATATCACCTGCGATGTATTTAACATACTTGCTTTGCCCAATATTTGTTTCTTCAAACTTGTGTTGAATTGATGCGTAGTTGCGATAGATTTGAGATTGTGATTTCTTGGATTTCTTTTTCACAGTCTCAAACAATTTTCCTTTATGAACAAATCCTTCTTCATTTTTGTCAAGAACCTCAAATGCTTTCTTAAAGATTGATTCATCAGCCTTTTCCGCAACCGACTTTTGCCGCACCCGTAGGCTTCGCTCCAACCAATCAACCAATGTCATATAAGACTGTCGGACAATAGTTGCGGCTTGACGGACATTATGCCCAGTTACGATAAATCTATCGTTTTTATTTTTAATTGAAGGTGCAGATGCAACACTACATAGAACCGCCATTTTCATGAGAATTTTCATCAATCTGGTAGTAAAATTTGACGCAATCGCTTCAACTTCGGGGCGAGTATTCCAAAGATAATTGTTCATGTTATTGTATTCTAATCTGAGAACATCGTTGTAATCTGGTGAATACCTCATCACTTTAAGCGGGTCGCCCCCTACTTCTCTAAATCTTTCTTCAACCAATTCATAAATAGTAAATAGAGCATTTGAATACCTTTCAATCTCTTGCTCAACAGGGATATATTTTCCTGCTTGGCGAATTTGCTCAAGACGCATTTTATGTTGAATGAACTTAGGGACTTCCCAAACAAACAAAAGCATTCTTTGAAGAACACCTTTTTCAGCCATAACATCATTTAGGTTGTTAGGTGGGTAAGTCATAGCCATAACAGAACGCTCAGAGAAACATTCCATAACTTGATTCTCAAAAGAAGTCAGAGCCTTTGAGATAATCCAAGATTCTCCCGCTAATGAATTCATTAGAGTATTCATATAGACAATAGACTTTTCTTGATGCTGGCTCTGTTTAAAGATACCCGAATATTCAAACTCATCCCAATGAGCCAAACCGTTTCCTTCTAATTGACCAGCAATTCTTTCCCAAACAATTTCTCCTTCATCATCAAATTCTTTCTTAAATCCACCGATAAGAACAGAATCTGTGTAATCTGTCAAACCAAAAACATCAAAAGTTCTTTTCATCGTTGGTCTATCCTTTAGAACCAACGATGGATGCTTTCCTTTATCGTTAATTCTTTTGAATACATTTTTTGAAACAGGCCCAACAAAGTTCCACAATGTAGATTTACCAGTTCCGCTTGTTTGAACCCAACAAAAATGTATTCGGGTATCTTCAAGATTGCTTCCACTTGGGACATAGATAAAGTCTTTTACAATTTGTCCAAGAATTGTAAAGAAAGAAATACCAGCAGGAATATCATTATAGTGAGAAAACTTTACTGCTTCCTCTTGAAAATCCCTAATTACTTTAGGTAGTGCTTCTCTAAATACAGACGCATTGGCTTCAAAATTATCCCAATACAAATCCATGTCTTCGCTTTCATATAAATTTTCTTCTTTCATATTTTCACCTTCTCTTCCGAGTTTAATGTGGAGATTATTCTGTTGGCTAAGGTTTCTCCAATTCCTTCAACGGCTTGTAATTCATACGCTGAACACTCACCTATTTCCATAATAGAGCCGAATTGTTTTATTAGTTGTTTTGCCTTTTTAATAGATACGCCTTTGATGCTACTCAGTAAATCAATTCTTAAATCATCTGTTGTTAGTCTTTTAAATACTTGTGGGGCTATTGTTTCTCTTGTTAATGGTTTCATCTTACTTACTGCGGTTATAATCAATGCTGCTTCTTCTTCTGTTTGCACCCAAAAAGGCTTAATGTCTGTATCAAGAACAATCCTACCGATTGCTCCAAGAAATTTATTATTTAACATAATACTTCTTGAACCGACGGTCATGTTGCTCTTTGAATTTTCAATAACATTCAAAATTGCTTCTTGCATATCGCCATGAATAATTACAATATTAGTAGCATAATGTCTATCCATGTTGTCTAACTGTGTCCACAATCTTTTGGACATTACTGAACCTAAGAAATCAGTTGTTGATTTCGCTTCAAAACAAACATCATCATAAACATAATCACCAATCTCTAACCATTTAGTTTCAGTTGGTATTTGCATGGCTTTTGCTTTCTGCATGACTAATTTAGCCAATTTTGATTTTTCTCTTGAATCAATCACTAGCATTTGAATACCTCCAGCATTTACCCACACAAAAGCCTTCACTAATCAATCTATCACAATGCGGCGTGTTGTAGTTATTATGCACAGTAAATCGTGCATGTTTCTTTGTGGTGTTTTTATCCCAATCAAGCCATACTGAATCGGATTCGCCAAATACTCTCTCAAGTTCCTCAACCACCGACTCAAGCACTTCCTCTTTAAGTTGGTGTGTATTTAGGTCTTGGTAGCCCGAAAGTAAGTCCCGATACCAAGAAACGAGGTATGCTCTTGCTATATGCGTTGGATTCTCCACCATGACCGCATTATGCAAACAGGGCAGAATAGGTAATTTTCCTACGCCCTTCGGCACAGAAACAGACCCCTGCATTTCCTTAATGGGGGGTGCTTCGGGGAAAATGGCCTCCACTTTTCCGCCCTTTCGGAAGGATAAATGGCGAGGCTCTTTCGCTAATACGAGTATTTCTTCAATGCTAAGAGATAAGTCATCAACAGTCAAAGGAATGCAATAGCGAGCATTACCCTCTCCATCAGAAGAAGACATATTAACTGTATTTGGGACTCTTCGCAGACGAGTTATTTGTCCGACTCTTTCATCAAGAGTATTTTCTTTACCTACTTTAGAAACCAAGTATTGTTTGATTTCTTGAAAAAGAGTTTGCACATTTCTCATATTGTTGGTTTTCTTACCGAAAATAAACAAATGAAAACCACGCCCTGAAAAGAAAAGAGTGTGAAGATAATTTCTTTGAATTACCAATTGCATCACTTCCTTTACATCACGCCATGCTTTATCTAATTCATCTTCGTGTGCATCAAAGTCCAAAAAGATTCTATCAATAATCACCGTTGAATCAATAGCCATCTTTTCACTAAAATGTTCAAAGTCATAAACAGTAGTATATACATTCGTTCTATTGTTTTGAGATTGAACGAATTTAATATACTGTTCTTTACTTTCCATCTTCTTTCTTCTCATCTGCGGGGCGTTCTTGATTTGACTCCCCGCCCAAACCATTCTCGGAAACTTCATTTTTATTACCTCCAAAATTTACTGTTGCGGTATTTAACAGAGACTTAATCGTATCTGCTATCTGTATTTGTAGTGATGCATAAACCATTTCTTTCATTACATCACTAAAATATTTACCAACATAATCTTCTTTGATTCTTAATTCATCAATTATTTTAAATTTTTCAATAAGACTCATTTCTGAATAAATATCATTACAGATAAGCGAAATTGTATTTCTCAAATCCGAAATCTCATTGAATGACCAATTTCTTGATAAGACTTTCTTTTCAATTAATTCTTTCATGTTATCACAACCATGAATCATTCTGTGCCGCTTCACAAATTCCATAATAAGAACAATACTGAGAGCAGGTTTTCATGTAGAATGAAGCAGGGAAATGTCCTTGTTCATAAGTATAAATTAACTTAGCAATATTATCCCAAAGAGCCGTCATAGAACGCTTCTTAACGGGTTCAACAGTAATGTGATTAGCCACAGGATAATACCAACCCCAATGACTAACCTCCATGTCTTTTGTTAATCCATGTTTTTCAAGCACTTCTTCGGGTGCATTCTCAATCATTAATTGATAGAAAGCCATTTCTTGACGCATAGAAGAGGCCTTAGAATCTTTCCAACTGCCTGTCTTATATTCAAAGGGAATTAGTTTTCCGTTCTCAATAAACACACGGTCAATGATGCCTTGAAGTCTCACGACATAATCTCGTTGTAAAGGATATTTCTTACTTACATTCTTAGGAACAGTGATTTCGCAATCAAATAATTTTTCATTAATTACTGGTAAAAATTCATCAATTCTTTCTTCGCTTCTTGCCTCAATGAAGCGTTGTGCCTCAAATGCGGCGACTGTCAATGAGAGGTCATAATACTCATCAATCGGCATAAGGCTGGTGCAGTATTCAAGAACCTCTGAATTATTCATGGCTTCTGCCTTTTTAATGTCAAACTCATTAAAGAAATCTTCACGATAATTGTGAAGAACAGTTCCCTTTCTCATCGCTTCTGTTTGGTCTGTTGGTAGTCGTTGAATATAAGCAAACTCATATTTCTTATTGCACCAAGCAAAAGCACCAACCAAAGAAGACTTACTTATCTTTAAAATTGGCTTTGATGGGTCGTCTGCATTTTCAGGTTTCCAATCATAAGTAAAGTCCCTCATGGACTTAATTCTTGCTTCATATTTTTCATCTTTATTCAAAACCATTCCTCCAATGTTTTTTGTATTCTTCCTGTTCTAATACTGGATAAATCCCAGTTCATAGCCTTAAAAATAGGCTCGGCTTTCTTCAAAACCTGTTCAGCATAGTGTTCCAAGTCAGGAACAAGGCCGCTAAAATCCTTCATTTCAACTCCTGATATAAACTCAACGGCTCGTTTTTCATGCGTCAAGGGATGCGTATAGACATCGTTCATGCCCTTTACTTTCAAAAATAAATATGAATCATCAAAATTAGCGTCATATTTTTCCCAAGCATATAAAACACCAGCAATACCCGAACCAATTGACGGCTTCTTTCCTTCAAGGGTAGTAAAATTCTTTGTTGGAGAAGCACACTTTGGACAAGCCCCGTATTTCATAGAGATACAATCTTTCAAATGAAATTTTGAACGACATTCGGGGCATTTTACTTCAAAGCGATTTCTTCGCAGTCGGCTTCTCTTGATGAATGAATCAAGAGGCATTTTACCAGACATGATTTCTTCATAGGTTTTATGAAGAGAGGCAACAATTTCTTCTTGCTTTTTCTCACTAACCCACATTTTAAGAGTCCGAGTCTGCACTTCTTTCGCCATTTTTGTTTCACTAACTCGCTTTGCAGTAAAACCTGTCATTGTGAACTTTGGCTCATCAAGCCATGTTCCATCATCCCAAGTAATTAATCCTGCGTTTCTGTTTTTAGTAGTGCCGACCCCAAGAGCCGAATAAAACTTTTCAAATTCCAAACTAACGGGATGCTGTTCAAGTCCGAGAACATTCGGGAAACTTTTTTTGACTTCATCTTCAATCACCTTAATTGCTTTTTGTGCGGCTTCTACGGAATCAATTTGCACATAAATAGAATCTGTATGTCCATAAACCACTTTCATTTTATCACGCTCGGTAATGTGTAAATAGCAAACCAACAGGGACACCTGCTAATTTTGCTACTTCTTCTTGTATTTCTGTAATTTGAGATTTTAGATTTTGAAGAGTCTGCATATCAACATACAAGGAATCTAACTCATCCGAAATCTGCTCTTTCATTTTCTTAATTTCTTTTAGTGTCTCTAAATATACTCTATCATCGGTCATAATACCACCACCAGTAATGTAATGATAGTCGCAATATTAACTACATTAACCATCATTAAAATTTTGTTGCTTCTGTTAATCATCATCAATAATTCCTCCAGCAATTCATTCGTTCTGTCCATCATCATCTTCATTCACACCTTGCTCAATATCTACAATGATAGCGTTTCGCTTTAGATTATTCATCATTTGAAAAATCTCTTTGACTTCCTGCATTGTAATATCATAGGTTTCTTCTGTGTCATAAGACAACTTAACTGTAATATACTTAGTTTTCATCTGAAATCCTCCAATAAGTTCTTTTGTTCTTTTGGTCAATGACTGTCAAAAGACTCCTATGCTTAGATAAATAAGCACCAATGCTGGTGGTATTTTCAAGATATTTAAGAGTCTTACCATAATCAATAAGTCTGTCTTTCATCTGATTTGCAGAAAAACCATCATGCATTTCAGGTATAAGTTCATCAATCCACTTTTTTAAAAATTTATTCATATTTCCATCTCCTTTGCCTTAAAAGCGGCAAGTCTAATTGCTTCTCTTGCACTTGCAGTAATAGATGCCGCCAAATCAACATCAGCCCAACCAAATCCTTGAAAGGCAACAATGCCATAAAAAGAAGCCATTAATCTCTTAACAGCCATTTGATTGTTATACCACTTTGCATACTCGCCGTTGTCCTCCTTTTGTGCTTGATACATAAGTCGCTTATATTCATTTCGCAACTCCTTCAATTCAAGAACGGCTCTCGGTAAAAGACCGAGTTTATCTGTTTTATAGTAAAGCATATCTTGGTATTTAACTTCACTAAAATCTCTTGGCGTAAGAATATTCACGGCAAACTCTGTCGGTTGTTTTGATTTTGTTTCCCAACTAATATTGCGAGCAATCATCATTGAAGGATATAGACCAGCAAAATCAAAAGCGGCTACATTTAAATGCAATCCATTTGTTTCTTCGCTTAACGGGTCATAAATCATCGCACCTTCATATTCTTTGCGTTCATCAACCTTTTTACCCGTTGGTGCTTTCCAAGTAGCATTTCGCATAAAATAAATACTACCCATATGAGAAGCATAGAAACAAGCATCAAATGGTGCTTTCAATAACCTTTGAAGTGAAAGAATGGCTTCACTACAAAAATTCTTCTCATCAATTTCAACCATCAATTCAACATCTCTCAAAGCATAGTTTAGGTATGTTTGTGTATCTTCTAACCAACCTTTACGATAAAATTCGTTAGTATCTGGGAACTTCTCAGAAACCAATTTCTTTTTGTTAAGAACAGTCTCTCCGATATAATCAAGCGATAATGAAGGTAATGTCCCTCTTTGACTGTCATTCCATTGTCTTTCAAAAGCAAGGTCTAATGAGAGGGTTATGCGACCCCCTACGGGTTGCTCAATGGGAGAGAACCCACTTTCACCATAGGCGAAAGAGAAGCCATCCTTGACCTTTTTAACGCCCTTAACGAAGCCAATTGGAGACATGATGCGAGGGTCAAGACCCACGGCACACGCCCGTTCAAATAATTTCGGCAAATCAGCAAAATGACCAAACCAAGCAATTAACATATCGGGGTCTTTTACAATCATGGTGTTCATAAAATCTGCAAGCATATCTTTTTCATTAGTGAATATTTTAACCTTTCCAAGAGGATAAGAGCGCATAATTTTACGCATTACCTTTCCAGGAAACCATGTCCATTGATAGTATTCCTCATTATAGTTATCATAGACAACAATTGTAGTCAATTGGTCGTGATATTCACCGCCTTGTTGCCATTCCATATCCCAATACCACTTTCGCAGTTTGTATTCAGGCATTTCATCTAACTCATCAACACAATACCGAAAATGCAAAGGAACATCTGCTTCATAGGTTTCATTCCACATCTTCTTTGCATTACGAATATCGTTTGCGTTCTCAACAAAAACTTTCTTCAAAGGTTTTCCTTCAAGATTAGTCCAATCGCCACGAAGATACTCAAAATCCCTAGTGATATATTTACTTGGCGAATAACTAGGAAA